CCCCATGACGCATTACAGTACATGGCTTTGGGTGCTGGTGAGGGTAGAGAGGTGTTACACGGCTCGAAAGGTCCAATGAAGAGCTTTAATATAAAGGCAGAAGGTGGATTTTGGCAAAGACAGAGGCAGAGCAGGCAAAGGTCAGAGGGCAGATTTGGTATGTAGGGTTTCGCCCTGTTCCAAAGACGCTCCCGGCTCCTTGGCGGTGGTTTATCAACAAGCAGTTCTCTCATGTTACGGCATTTAGGTATGATCCGGACTTTAATGCGTGGCATTTTGTTGAATGGTGTGGGATATGTATTCATGTTGAGTTGTGGCGTGGCGAACAAATGGACAATCTCTTTGCTTGGCTAAAGAGAGATGGGGCTTTGATCTCTTATGAGGCAGAGATTGACCCGAATAAGATTATCAAGTTCCGGATGCCGTTTTATTGTGTGTCCTGGGTAAAACATTTGCTTGGTCTTAGGCGGTGCGCTGCGATTACACCCCGACAATTATTTTGTGCGTTGAAGAAACGTGGCGGATCAGTGATATTTGAACCCTGATATTATTGGAGGCAGCTATGCCGTTTGATTTTGGCCCCGATCCTCAACCCGAACCACAGGCCGACCCCGAAGTTGAGCGTCTTAAGGCGGAAGAAGCTAAGAGACTGCGTGAAGCGGAAGAGGCGGCAATTGAAAAGAAGAAGGCAATCGCTTCTGGTTTCCGTGGTCGTCGTTCTTTGTTATCTTCTGGCAACAAGGGTTTTCGTAAATTATTAGGAGCTAATGTCTGATGGGTGGTGAAGGAAGCGGCGGCGGTGGCGGCGGTGACAACGATGCTGACACTGGCGGCGTAGGCTGGGACGTAAACCAAAGCGGCGACTTAGTCCCGGCGGATGGTCTGGCTAACGATCCAGATAAAACTGATGGCTGGGATACTTATACTGAGGCCGATAGCGCACTTGGGCAGCTTACGGGTGATCGCCGATCTGATCAGCAAGTCTTTGATGATGTGGCGGTGACCGCTGCTATGGAAGCCGGTCACCGCAATTTCACGAATAGTCGTGGCCTGGAAATGGCAGTGGCAGACTATTCGCGTAATTTCGCGCCGACCGATACTGGTATACTTGGCGGAATGAATCGCGCCCCCGGCTTTAAACTTGGGCCGGTAAGTACGATTGGTAAATTGGCGGGGCTATCCAATCCGGTGACAATGGGTATGAGTATTGCGGAAATGATACTCGGTGTTCCGTCTCTTCTTAGTGTTGAAGCCAACCCAAATAAAGGAATAAATGTTAGCGGCATTGCGGTGGATGCGGTGAATACTGTCACTGGCAAGACAACGAGTACTACCACTGAGAATGAAAGACAAGGAGGGAGTGTTTGGTCTGATCTTGCCGGTCTTCCCGGCCAGTTTATTTCTGATCTGACTGCCGTTGTTACCGGCAAATCTGTGCCTGGATCTTCATCTGGAGGGGTAATGCCCATCGATGCGCCAAATGATAAGGCGGCTGATAGAAACGCTGCGGTAGAAGCGGAGATAGGTGATAATGCCCATGTCGCTCCCGGTGACGCTTACGGCGTACAAATTTCTGGCCCGAACACCACAACGAATGACAGCATTCTCTTTGGTGAAACCACAACGGCGAATGAGCTTGATAGTCGTAATCCCGGTGTCAGCCCTGATGCGTCAAATGATAAGGTGACTGAGGATGAAAGATCAGGAGGGCTTGCCGATCTTCCTGGCCAATTTATTTCTGATCTTGTTGCTGTTATTACCGGCAAATCTGAGCCTAATACTTTATCTGGAGGAAAGAAGGCTACCGGCGATGATAGGTTTATCACTAATAATGACATGGATCTTCCTGGCGGCAGTGATAGTGTTGTTGCGGATAGCCTACGGCGGCGGCGGGATCAGAGTTTACTATCTGGAACGTCTGTTCTTGATGAAGATGAGGATCCTTTAGCACTAGCTAGAAAGGCCAGAAGCGGCCAGAACTCCCTTTTGTCGAATGGCTTTGGAGGCTTTTAATGGTAATGAAATCAGTTAAGGAACTCGTTCTGAGTGAGGACAAAGCTCTCCGTAATCGCGGTATGTGGGAAGGAACTTGGGGCGAGTGTTACGATTACACCATGCCCGGAAGCAATGGCTTTACCAGTAGCAGCCCCGGTGGTCGTGGTGATGAACTGATCTTCGATGAGACTGCTGTTGTTGGTGTCCAAGAATTTACCTCTCGTATGATCCAAGGCGTAGTGCCTAACAACTCCCGATGGGTAAGGCTTGAGCCAGCCCCGGCTGCTGTTGCGGAACTATCTGATAGCGATATTAAAACGATCCAAGATGATCTGGATGCTGTCACTGAGTATGCTTTTGAGGTAATCAACAATTCAAACTTTTCAACGGAGGCCCATGAAGCCTTCCATGATCTTGCTGTCAGCACTGGCAACATGACGATTGAGGAAGGCGATAGCTACCAGCCGATCAAGTTTAGTGCGGTGCCTCTGAGTGAAGTTGCCCTTGAGCGTGGCCCCTTCGATGGCGTGGCTGCACAGTACCGCAAGCGCAAGATACGTGTGGATATGATCCAAGTGATCTGGCCCAAAGCTGTCCTCTCTCAAGAAATGATCAAGATGAAGGCTGAGAAGCCTTATGAGGAGATCGTGTTATCCGAGGCTACCTATCGTGATTGGACGCAGCCGAATGAATTTATCTATTACTATTGCGTCTATCATAAAGGAAGTGAGTTTAAGGTATTCAGTGATGAGTTCGTTGGATTAGGCTCAAGTCCTTGGGTTAATTTTAGGTGGGCCAAGCTGTCGAATGAAGTCTATGGCCGTGGCCCTGTATTCAATTCTCTTGCTGCTATAAAAACAGCCAATCTAACAGTCCAGCTTATCTTGGAAAATGCAGAACTGGCACTGTCTGGAGTTTGGCAAGGGGATGATGATGGTGTACTCAATCCGGCCAATACTCGCTTGATCCCTGGCACTATCATCCCCCGATCACCCGGAAGCCGTGGCCTTGAGGCACTTCAATTCCCCGGCAACTTCGATGTAAGCCAGCTTGTGTTGAACGAAATGCGATACAATATCAACAAGGCTCTTTACAACGAAACCCTTGGTCGGCGGGAAGGTACGCCGATCTCTGCGACTGAGGTTGCGGAGCGCATGGGCGAACTAGCCAAGCAACTTGGTGCTACCTATGGCAGACTACAGACTGAATTTGTAGTACCTACCATGCAGCGTATTCTTTATCTGTTAAAAAAGCAGGGTCGTATCGACTTGCCACAGGTTGATGGCCGGGAGATTAAGATCCGAGCTGTCTCTCCGATGATGAGGGCGCAACGGAACGAGGATATTTCTCAGCATATTAATTTCGCTTCTGTTGTTGGTCAGTTATTTGGGCCACAGATGGTGCAAACGATTATCAATCCTACTGCGTTCTCAGAGAAGCTTGCGTCATGGTATGAGGTTGAAGGTACTTTGATCAGAGATCAGCAAGAGCAAAATCAGTTAGCGGAGCAAGTTAGTCAGAACTTGTCTAATGCCCCGCCCGGAAGTGAAGAAGTGATAACCCAACTGAAAGACTTTCTACCATGATAAAATCCCGGCGTGAGACTAAGAAATCAGAAGAAGTGGCAAAATTAGACAAGATGTATTATGCGGCCTTTAAGACAGGTGCAGGGAAGGCAGTCCTCAATCATCTCAAGCAAATATCTATTTACAGCATTGGTGGCCCCGGCATAGAGCCGAATGCTCTGATGCACTATGAAGGGCAGCGTTTTATCGTTGCTGAAATTGAACGGCGTGTTGAACTAGGAAAGGACATAGCCAATGGCTGACGAAGAAGTAGCAGAAGAAAAGACGGAAGAGATTGCGGGACGCCCGGAATATATTCCTGAGAAATATTGGGATGCGGCATCTGGTCGTGCGCGTGTTGAAGATTTGGGGAAAGGTTACATTGAGCTTTCCTCAACCCTCGGCAAGCGAGAAGAGACTTCCAGAGAGGAGATCACGGCTGAGATCAAGGCTGATATGCGTAAGGACGTACCGGAAGAGGCTGCTGATTACATCTATAAGCCCGGAGAGGATATTATTCCGAAGGGTACTGAGTTCAAGATGGACTCAAACAACCCGCAGCTTATAGCTTTTGGCGAGATGGCGCATGATATAGGATTGTCCCAGACACAATATGACAGTGTTGTTGACCTATATGTTAAGAACGAGCTTGCCATGATGCCTGATCAAAAGGCGGAAGCGGCCAAGCTTGGTGAGAACGGCAAGGCTCGGATCGAGCGTGTTGATCTCTGGGCTAAATCCAATCTAACTGAGGGCGCATATAACGCCATTGTACGTCAGGCCACCAGTGGTGAGTTCATTCTTGCTATGGAAGAGTTGATAGATAAAACCGGAAGCGGCGTTGATATGGAAGGCGCTGGTGACGGTCAGGCTCACGGTCCACTATCAAGACAAGAGCTTGAAACAATGATGAAAGACCCACGGTATCGTGATGTTCAGAAGCGCGATCCGGTATTCGTTCAACGAGTTGAGGCTGGTTTTGCGGCCTTAAAGTAACCTCCCTGTAAACTTGCACTTCATTTTGTGCGTTGACCTAGGAGCAATCTTAGGTCATTTTTTTTATGTTCGCGGC